GGTTGACGGAAATTATAATTATGGTAATTCTTTGGCTGGTTCCAACAACGGACACGATAATGATAATAATGCTTTTGGTTTGAGTAACGTCACAAATAATACGGGTGGTGGCGGTTCACACAACCATACATACTCTGGTTCTGGTTCACTTGCAGTTAATTTAGCAGTTAATTATGTCGATGTTATTATTGCAACTAAAAATTGATAGGAAAATATTATGGAAATAAAACCAAAAAATTTATGTCCACAAGATAATTTTAATCCATGTAGAGGATTAGATTGTGCGTGGTTTACTCAAATGAGAGGTATGAATCCTAATACGGGTAAAGATGTTGATGAATGGGGTTGTGCTATTGCATGGTTACCAGTTTTATTGGTAGAAAATAGTCAACAACAAAGACATACAGGTGCAGCCGTTGAATCTTTTAGAAATGAAATGGTTAAAAACAATGAAGTTGGACAAAAAGTACTTTTGGCGGCAGCAGGAATAACACCAACTCAAAAAACTTTAATAATGGATAACAGAGAATGAAATTATCAATAATTAGAGAAGATGGTGCAGTTTATCAAGATGGAGTTGCACACTTAAATTTAAATTTATCTTATATTCCATCAAATATTCATGCTTTACAATGGAACAATGATAAAGGTTGGATAGAATATTCACAAGATTCTGATGGTAACAAACAAGCAAACGAAAGTATCAATGTATTGCCTGAATGGGCAAATTCTGCTATTACTTCTTGGGTATCAGCAAATTCAATAAACTATTCAGCAAATACAGCAAACACTTAAAATGGAAAATCTAAAAATTACGATCCGGCCCCGAAATGTTCCTGACGTAAACCTAGAGTTCCTTACGCAATTTTACTCCGAGGCGTAATAAATAAAGAATGGCAACAACAAATTACATCTACTCAGACCTAGATATGACCTTTCTCCCATCACCGGCGACAGGTGATGTATCAATGAAGTACAACGAACAGGCGGTCATTCGTTCTATTCGTAATCTATTATCAACCAATCTATATGAGAGATTATTTCAACCAGAGATTGGAAGTACATTAAATACACTATTATTTGAACAGGTTACATCGTTAACCGCTACTTTGATTGAAAATGAGATTGTTCGTATGATTAAAAACTACGAACCAAGGGCTAGAATTAGTCAATTAAATGTGACTGCCTTACCTGATAGTAATCAATTCAACGTGGCTTTATATGTTTTTATTGGTAATCAGACGACACCAACAGCTATTAATCTATTATTACAGAGGACCAGATAATGGCCGCAAATACGACTACCCAATTAGTAAATCTTGATTTTGATTCTTTAAAGAGTAATTTTATTACCTTTTTAAAGGGCCAAAACACTTTCCAAGACTATAATTTTGAAGGTTCAGCAATGAACCAGTTGATTGATGTTCTGACTTACAATACACAGTACAATGCCTACTATTTAAATATGGTGGCCAACGAAATGTTCTTGGATTCTGCCACACAAAGAAGTTCTGTTGTATCTCAAGCAAAATTATTAAATTATACTCCAATTTCTGCTATTGCACCTACTGCAACAGTTAATGTAACATTTACTCATGTTTCTGCCAATTCTTTGACATTACCTGCTTATCAAACATTTAGTTCATCAGCAATTAATGGCGTAAACTATACTTTTGTTAATCCAGATTCTTATACAGTCAATGTTACCAATAATACTGCTGTATTTCCTAATGTACAAATCAAACAAGGTGTATACGCCACATATCGTTTTAATGTGAGTTCTGCAACAAATCCAAATTACATCTTTGAAATTCCTGATAATGCTATCGATACAACTAGTTTACAGGTAATTGTACAGACATCTTCTTCAAATTCTTCATATACCATTTATAATCAGGCGATGCCTTCTGATTACTTAACATTAAATTCTTCTTCACAAGTTTATTTTCTACAAGAAGCATTGAATGGCAATTATCAAATCTATTTTGGTGATGGAATCTTAGGACAACAATTAACTGATGGCAATATTGTAATTGTTAATTATGTCTCAACAGAAGGTACTGCGGCTGCGGGCGCCAACTCATTTGTATTGTTGAATAATGTTTCTGGTTATTCTCCATCTTCAGTAACTTCAATTGCTGCGGCATCAGCCGGTTCAAATAAAGAGTCTATTGATTCTATTAAGTTTCAAGCACCTAAAGCCTTTGCTGCACAAGGTCGTGCTGTTAGTAAAAACGATTACATTACTGCCATTCAGCAGAATAATCAAGGTTTCTCATTTGATGCTGTAAACGTATGGGGTGGTGAAGAAAATAATCCACCAGTATTTGGTCAAGTATTTGTTTGTTTAAAACCCACAGGCTCATACAATTTAACTGTTGCACAGAAAAATGAAATCATTAACAATATTGTTAAACCTATTTCTGTATTGACTGTAACTCCTACTATTGTTGATCCTGATTATACTTACATTAAACTTGGTGTTAATGTTTTGTATGATCCAAATAAAACAATTTTAACTTCTTCTCAATTACAAACAGGTGTAACATCTGCAATTCAAGCTTTTGCTAAAGCAACATTAAATACTTTTAATTCTACATTTAATGCTTATGATTTATTGAGTACTGTTCAAAACTATGACCAGTCTATTGTTACATCAGAATATACACTTCAATTACAAAAGAAATTCTTTCCAAATTTAACCACACCAACATCTTATACATTGTCGTATAATGTGCCTTTACAACGTGGCACCTTTGGTAGTGGTATTACTAGTTCACCTGCTCTACAATATATTGATTCTTCAAACACATCTAATATTATTGATGGTGTATACCTTGAAGAAATTCCTACACAAACATTTGGTGTTGATACTATCTCTGTTGTCAATCCTGGTTTTAATTATACAACAGCACCAATTGTAAATATTAATGGTGATGGTACTGGCGCAACTGCGGTTGCAGTTCTTTCTGGCGGTACAATTCAAAGTATTATTGTAACTAATTCAGGTAATAATTATACTTCTGCTGTTGCTACAATTACTCCTGCTGAGGGTGATACAACAGGCCAAGGTGCTTCTGTAAACGTCAATTTACAAGGTCGTTATGGTACATTAAGAAGTTATTATTTCAATCCAAAAAATGCCAAGACTATTTTAAACAGTAATGTTGGAACAATTGATTATACTAATGGCGTTATTACTTTAACTGGATTTAATCCTTATAATGTTGATAATCCATTAGGACAATTTGCGGTTACAGTAACGCCAAAAACTTCGATTATTTCATCGACATTTAGCGGCATTATTACAGTTGATGAATTTGATCCTAATGCAATCGCTGTGTCCGTAACTGCAAAAAGTTAATTAGATGTTACTCAGTAATCAAAAAACTTCACTACTAGTACCAACACAACTTCCTGCGTACATTCGGGAAGATCCTAACTATGCCAATTTTGTATTGTTCTTACAGGCATATTACGAATGGTTGGAACAACAAGATAATATCACCGATGTATCTAAGAATATATTAACTTATAAAGATATTGATTCTTTAGAAGCGGCCAATGTTGCCGTGAATGGTACAAGCAATGTTGTTGAACAATTCATTGATTACTTTCAAAATGAATTTTTATCTTATTTCCCTACCGATATTCTAGCAAATCAAACTGAAGTTATCAAACTTGCTAGACAATTATATCAATCAAAAGGTACACCTTCTTCATATAAGTTTTTATTCCGTATTCTTTATAATACTGATGTTGATTTCTTTAATACGAAAGATGCTGTACTAAAGGCTTCTGCCGGTACTTGGTATGTACCAAAAAGTCTTTTGGTTGGTTCGGTTATATCTTCAGATATTTCTTACTGGTCCAATTTAAATGGCCGTAGAATTTTTGGTGCAACATCTAAATCAGTTGCTGTAATTGAAAATACAGTTGTTACTCCTTCACAACAAATAGAAGTATTCATTTCAAACATTGAAAGAGAATTTGAATCTGGTGAAGTAGTTTACATTCTCGATAATAATAATCAATACATTTATGACGGCAACGGAAACCAAATTACAGGCCAGATTGTAGGACAATTAACTCAAATTACTATTAATCCAAATTACAGAGGATTATATTACGCAGCGGGAAATCCAGTTATTGTTTATGGTGGTTTATTATCTGGTAGTAGTGCAGGCGCCACGGCTTCTGTTGCTAACGTAACTGCAGGTTCAATTCAGTCAATTAATACTGTTAATGGCG